AGTTGGATCCAACCCAAAGTCGTCACAGTTCCAAGTAGTTATGACACTGAACGCCGCCACGATTACGACCACTTACGACTCGTCGCCTACGATGTACCGCTGGACACTCAAATCGTTCCCCAACGTGGTGTCTGGTACCAACATCAGCTTGGTCCTACAGTTGTTCTCCGTCGACGTTGTAGATGGCGTGGAAGTGTACATGGACCCCTACGACAACTTCTACTGGCTGGAATCGCTACGCCAAGCGCAGAACCTTGTGACGTATCAGGAAGGCCCGCTAAGCGCCAGTATTGCCATTATCGAATCACTGGACTGGATTCCTCACAAGCGCCGTGACAACTACGAGAACGGGTATGAGGGTGACTGCGTAGTTACCATCAAGACCCTTGGACCATACTCCTACAACAAGCCAAACACAAACTAAAGGACAAACATGACAGATACCCGTAACGCTATCGTGGCCTGGGCTAAGTGGGCCGTGGCTAACAAGGCACACTTCAACTATTCGGAAGGCCCTAACCGCGCCGAAGCCATTGGCGTGTACCCACCTAAGTTCCCAATGTTCATGGACTGCTCCATGTTTGTGACGTGGTGCTACTGGATCGCTGGTTGTGCGACCGACCCCACCAACAAGGCGGGCTTCGCTACGCACGAGGGCTACACCGGCACCGAGCTGTCGGCAGGCACCGAGATTTCACTCGCACAGGTTCAGCCTGGTGACGCCATTGTTTATGGTCCTGGCACCGGCTGGCACACGGCTCTGGTGGTCGAGGCTGGCCCAAACCCCTTGACTGTCAGCATGGGTGAGCAGGGCGACCCCTCGTTTGTCCGTGTATCGCAGGACGGGCGCCAGCCCCAGCGTTACCTCCGCTTCAACACTCAAGGCACCCCACGCCTTCCGGAAGCATGATGGCGGCCATGTTCACCTCAGCGAACTTTTGGTACATCACTGAAGCAATCGTTGTGGTGGCAGGCGCAGTTGTCGGCGTGTGGCGTGTGATTCACAATGCTTTGGCCCGTTCGGTCACTGAGCGACTCCACGAACTACAGGCAGAACTGAAGCCCAATCACGGCTCATCTATGCGAGATGCGATTGACCGCATTGAGCGCAGCCTAGAAGAAGTAAAACTGGAACTGGCTCGACACTTGGGCGCACACAAAGGACTGTAATGAAGCGTTGGAAGCACCCGATTACGGGCGAGAATATCACGTTAGGGGAACACTTATCTTGGACAGCACAGAACGCGATTCGGCGCTGGGAGTTTGTGGGAGTCGTGACTCTTGCTACGGTGGTTTGCTGGGGCATTGGAACGGCGGGTGTACTCCAGTGGTGGAACTTCACGGCGTCATACATGGCGGTACTGATTGAACTGGTCGTGGGTATTGCCATGTACCAGCAGACCAAAGCCGACGCCAAAGTAATCCGTAAGATTCTGGCTATGGAAGATCACCAATTCTCTGAGCTGAAGCGCCTCATTGAAAAGGTCGAGGAAGATTTAGAGGAATTCCATGAAGAACGGTGATTTGGTCCTGTGCCACTCAACGGGTATCCTCGGTCGGGCTATCCGCATTGCCGAGAAGCGACTACAGAATAGTCAGTTCTCCGAGTGGAACCATATCGCTATCCTTGACCGAGAGGTAGATGGCGAGTGGTACGTTATCCAAGCCGAAGCCCACGGCGTGACCAACGATAAGAAGTTGTCCTCGGTCGCACCTGGTGGCCGATACGAGGTCATCCCCCTGCCCGCTGGCGTCGACGTTGATAAGGTGCTGACCTTTGCTCGCGCTCAAGTGGGCGATGCCTATTCGTGGCTGTCGATTCTGTCCTGTGCGTTTGATATGTGGCTACCGCAGGCAATCTGTTTCCGGCGTGGCGACACGTGGATTTGCTCAGGGCTGGCCGCCGCCGCTTTGTGGTTTGGTGGCTTTGAAAAGATGGTACACCTGAACGATGTGTATACCTGCACTCCCGCCGAGATAGCACAGTTTTGTACGCAAGGGTTGTAATTACAACGTTGTAATGGTAAACTCAGCATGACCAAGGAGGTCTTGCTATGGCTTTACCTATCCCTGCTACACACGTTGTTATCCCCGACACTCAGGCTAAGCCTGGTGCCCCAACAGATCACTTGCGCTGGATTGGTCAGTATATCGTTGACCACTTTAAAGACCAGGCTATCAAGATTATACATCTAGGCGACCACTGGGATATGCCCTCTCTGTCTATGTACGACAAGGGCAAGAAAGCAATGGAAGGCCGACGCTACGTGGCCGACATTGAGGCTGGCAACGAAGCCTTTACTGTCCTGAATCAAGCCCTAATTGACCTGAACAAGACCCGTAAGTCAACCAAGCACGCCAGCTGGAAGCCAGAACGCTACATCCTGCGTGGCAACCACGAGGATCGCATCAACCGAGCCGTAAACGCCGACGCCCAGTTAGAGGGTGTGGTCGGTGACTGGCAGTTCAATGATGCGGCGCTGGGCTGGAAGCCGGTGCCGTTCTTAGACATCCTTTGGCTTGATGGCGTGGCCTACTCGCACTACTTCTACAACCCTATGACCGGCAAGCCGTTAGGAGGCACCATTGACTCGCGACTCAAAAGCATCGGACACTCGTTCTCGATGGGGCACCAGCAAACGCTCGGCTATTCGCTCCGCTTTGTGGCAGGCAAGTCACAACACGGACTGGTTGCGGGAGCGTGCTATCTACACGATGAGGATTACAAAGGTCCACAAGGAAACGCCCACTTCCGAGGACTCGTCGTTAAGCACGAAGTCGAGGGTGGCGCGTACTGTCCAATGTTTATCTCTCTTGATTATCTGTGTCGCCGTTATGAAGGAGTGCGGCTCGACACCTTTATGAAAAAGAAGTACGGAATTATTTGGCAAGGCTGATTTGACACGGCCCTAAACAGGCTGTACATTTTCTCCCATGATGAAAAGCCAATGGAGAGACAAAGCCGCTTGTCGTGGGGTGGACACCGAAGTGTTCATGCCAGATGGTCGGCGTTATTTTAGCCAAAAGAAGAAGCGTGAGGCACTGTCGTATTGCACCGTGTGTCCCGTGAAGCAGGATTGCTTGGAGTTTGCTTTCGAGCACGACATCAAAATCGGCTTCTACGGTGGCATGGACGGGAACGAACGTCGATACGCCAAGCGTGTGTGGGTGCGTAAGCGCAAAGCCGCCGAGCAAGAGGAAGGAGATGAGCTATGAAATTCCAATTCGACTTCGACGCCGATGAATATGCGACGTTGATGGTTGCGCTGGTGTTTGCCGAAGAGATGGTGAACAACCCTGCGCTACAGGAAAAGATTTCATACCTGCGCGACACTGTTGTTCGCGGGTTTCGATTTGTTGATTGACAATGTTACAACCATGCTGTACCGTGAAGTATCTCTTGAAAGGGGAAATATGTTTTACGCAGATAATCCATTAATCACAAGTGCGCTCGTTGAAGAGTTGCACGTCAAATCAGCAATCCCAAAGCCAACGGCTAAGGGCACACCATTGCGTTACTCATCTGCCTACGGCTGTGGCCGACAGCAAGGATACGCCGGACTGGGTGTAGCACCAACCGAACCGATGGACGAATCCGGCGCCTGGGCTACCGGCCTCGGCACCATTATCCACGAAGCACTTCAGGACAGCATCAGCCGTAAGTTCCCCTCGGCAGAGTTTGAGGTTGCCTCGCAGTTGGGTGACGTTTCCGGATCGTGTGACGCACTCATCCCCGTGTCTGAGTTCTCTGGCCTAGAGCCACTGTGGAGCGTGGACTTCAATAGCGGTAACGCTACGCACGTTCTTTACGAACTCAAGACCATGGGCACCTACTCATTCGACAAGCAGGTTGGCTGGAACCGTATGCGTGGCCAGAAGAACGAGGGCGAGGGCCCAGCTCTCAAGGCAATCGCTCAGGCCGGTATTAACGCTCTGGGTATTGAGGCCGCTTTCAACGGCGCAGTCCATATCGAGTGGCTGGTGATGGGTTCCATGACGTTCGAGGCGCTGTCAAAGAACAAGGCAGCGAACATGGGCGTCGACGGCACCAACCGCTTCTTGGCCGAGTTCTACGTACCTCGTAGCGAGTGGGAAAATATCGCTCGCAACGAACTTGAGCGGATGCAGGGCATCAGTCTCAACTTGGACTTGGGCTACATCGCTGACCGCTACGCTATGGACGATAACGGCGACCCCATTGTTCTCAACCCCAACTCCGGCAAGTTCTGGCAGTGCGACTACTGCGCGTTCCGTACCCTCTGCGTTGAGGACGGCCCAGGTCAGGTACGGATTATTGATTCTGCATTAACAACCAGAAAGGAAAACCAATAATGGCTAGAAGCCAAGAAATCAACGAGTTGGCAGCAGCCCTCGTCGCAGCACAGGCCGAGTTTTCGGCAGTCCCAAAGGGAAGCAACAACCCCTTCTTCAAGAGCAAGTACGCAGCCTTGCCTGACGTGGTGGCCTCGGCTAGCCCCGTTCTGGCGAAGCACGGTCTTGCTGTCACTCAAGGCATCTCGTTCCAGCGGGGCTTTAGCGATGGCGCTGATGTTCTGCACGACACGCTCACCACTTCCCTGATTCACAAGTCGGGTCAGTGGATTGAGTCGGAGATGCTGTTGCACCTGCCCAAGCAAGACCC